TCTGCTGATGGATTTAACCAACCTTCTAATACACCTTTCAATTCATCATAAGATAACTCAGAATAGATATCGGTAATGTTAGTCTGTCCTTCCAATAATCGAGTAACTTGCGCCGTATCATCAGTAATAGGAGTTTGGCCTGGCTTTACTCTAATTGTAGTTACAGGGTAAGAAGTTCCTGCATCTTCAGCTGATACATACTCAATAGTGATATCTCTACCAGTTGTTGGGTCAGTAATATCACCATAATCAGGGTCTGCAATGTAACCTAAGATTTCTTGGTATACAGTTTTACCGAATCCCCAAAATTTGATTCCTTCACCTTCTTCACCTCTAACTAATACAGGTACAAAAGTACGGAGTTTTGGCTCCATCTTCTTTGCTGCTTTCCAATCTTCTTTATCACCCATACGCTTCAATTTATCAGCGAATTCTACGATTGGGTCAGGACGCCCGAACGATGATGGAGATAAGTAAGTTTTGTTGTTGATGTTGTAGTGAAAATACAATTCGATGAATGGATTCTCTTTGTTGAATAGGTAAGGTACGATTCGTACTTGATGTTTACCAGGAGTTGGTTTCCAAAGGTTACTTTTTGAATTACCAGTGTTTTGTAGTTTGTTCAGTCTACCTCTGATTGCGCTCAAATCTAGTGCCATAATTGTTTAAATTTTAAAGTTTTATAATTTAATGGTTTTATTTTAGTGTGTTTCCTACACCATGTATAAATATCAAGAAACCTGCTTTTTAGATGGTCTCTCTCCATTTGTTGATACAAATATACGAAAACTTTTCCATATATCCAAACTCTTTTTTACTTTTTTTTCATCGGGTGGAAATCTACTGAAATTACCCATTCCATCGTAGTCTAAATTGCTTGGATTCATCTCTCTCATATTTTTGTTGAACACAAATATACGAAAAATAATTGATATAAACAAACAAAGGAGGAAATTTCTTTCCCCCTTTGCGTTTATTTTAAAATTAAAGTGTATTCATCTGAGTTGATTTGGATTTCACAAATATGATTCATATGATTGAGTACATATTGAAGATTTCCATCTATATCGGGCTCTTCATATTCCCCACCCCTCAAAACTCTCGTTATATCAGATGGTTCAATGATTTGTTTGGTTTCCTGATTTTGGTACACAATGTGCTCAGGTTCACCAACCTTACCTTTATTTACAACTCTTACTATCACCTTATAGAGATACTAACATATCCAACAACTCTTGTTGTGGGAACATATCGAATTTATCTTTTCTAGTGTTAGTGTGAGTCCATACACCTTTTACTCTACCATAGTATGCATCTTCGTTAAATTCAAATGCATCTGCACCTTTCTCTTTAACCAATGCAGGTAGACCAGCTGAGATATCAATGTTATCTCTTTCAGCGATGAATCTTAACCACTTTTCTAATGCTTCGATTTGTTTGTTTGAATATCTATGCCAAGTAGAGTGTCCTCTAAATGGTTTATCCAATGTTACGATTTGCGATTCTTCAACAGTTGTACCAGCGTAAGTTTTACCATCTTTCACATATCCAAAGTTACATACCTCCATACCAATAGAGTTTACGTGCATCTTTTGTGAACCATTCTTACCTAAGTGATATCCCCAGTTTCCAGCAGGGAATGCTTGAACTACTTCACCATCGTATTTTTCATCGTTTCCTTTTACTGATGGTCCTCCCATTACGAATTCCGTAGAGATTGCACCATTCTTATCAGCATCCCATTGTTTGATACAATTGTATGGATTGTGCCATCCAGCAGTATGGTGGATAAATACCCACTCTGCATTGATAGGTCCTTTTTTGTATTCATCTTCTGGCATGAAGAATTCTACGATATCTAATCCGTTATCAGTTGTGTATTTGTTTTTAGTGTAAGTACCTTTAGCATCTTCAGCTTTTGCTGTACCTCCACCATTATCAGTATCCAACAATTCCATTTTGGCGAGTGTACCTCTACCAACTAAACCATCCGCATCTAAACCATTTGCGGCTTGCCATTTCTTTACTGCTTCAGCAGTACCTTTTCCAAAGATACCATCGGCAGGAACACCAACGATTTCTTGTACATCTTTTACGAGTTCTCCTCTAGAACCAACTTTTAGTAGCATATTATTTATTGTTTTGATTGAATTCTATAACCTCAAAGATACGAGTCTGAATTCTCTTCGTACCTTCTGTATTTGTAAGTATTATTGAGTTTCTGAATTTTTGCCAATCAATCATAAAAGTTTTATCCAATACTCCACCATTCTCTTCTCTCACCAATTGATTTAGAGCATTAATAGTGTAAAGAGTATTCGATTCTTTCTTTCTATGTATTAGGATTGTATCTTCTAAAGGTTGGGGAGGTCTGAATTCAGTATTGATATTGTAAGTGATAAACAATTCATCCAAATTTGATTTATTCTGAAGAATATAGATGTAGTTGTACACAATTACATAAGTCTCTCTAATACCTTGTAACGTATCTTGTAACGCTTCTTTCGAAGTGAATGTACATAATAACTGTGTTTTCATATGATGTTTTTATCTTAGGGTGCTAGTTTTAACACTTATAAATATCAAATAATATTTTTGGGGTAAGATATTATTAAGATTTGGAATCAAAACAATTCTGCATATCCTTACTCCAACCATATACTGAGTTTAATCTACCTAATATACCATTTTTAGAACGTTGTCTTTTTTCCATAATTGGAATTCGTTTACCCTTTTTAGTAATTGCATATACCAACTTCTTAGAACCAGTTACACCCCCACCTTTACCTTCAACTTCCTCTACCACACCAACTTCAAAGTTTGATATAAAATCATCTTCATCCTCGATGTTAGCACAATTTTTTAATTCATCAGGCCCAATTGGTACACCACCATTATTTACCTCAAACATCCCATCGTATTTGAACACACCCTTATCAGCGTTAATAGCTGTAAAGTGTCCTTTTTCCCAAATATTCTGAGCTTCTAAGTAAGTACCCAATCCAACTCGTCTACCATTAATATCAATCTGAGTTTGATTATCCAACTCATCAATCATTTGTTCTTGGATTTCAATGGTTTCTCTACGAATAGTATCAATTTCCTCCAATACATCAGGTCCACCAAAGTTATTGTTCAAATCGTTAATTAACTTTTGGTCATTTTTTGGTAAAGAATCTTCGGATTTAGACCAACTATCATCAGCACACCAATTTATATATGCTTCCACCATTTGTTCATCAGTAGGTTCACTTATACCTTCAGGCAAATAATCAGATACTCTTTTACGAGGTTCACTATCTTTTGGAGGAAGTAGTAAGTTTGGATTTGAGAATCGTTTTTCAACTTGAGATTTCCAATACTTTTGAGGGTCAGCTCCAGCCGAAGCGTTTTTCATTAAATTTACAGCCTGCGATGTTTGGATTGTATTACCCATACCTTCTCTCAAAAATTTAGCAGGTGATGAAGTTACATTATTTAACTTATCTTCAGTTTGTTTGACTCTATTTGAGTATTCTTTTCTTGTATTCTTTATAGTTTGAGCTTGCTCTGGTGTTAGTTTCTTATCGGAAACCAATCCATCAATATTTTTTTCACTTTGTTCAATCTCAGCTACAAAACTAGATTGTGCAATTAATGCCGCTGTAGAATCTTTATCCGAATGGAATAATATAGTAGCTACACCAGTTAAATTATTAATTATAACAGTACCAGTATCAGATGGATTTTCACCACCACCAGAAGTTGCAACTAATTCTAATGCCTCATCTTTTGAAATAGAATTTCCATTTTGGTCAACAATACCATTGGTAGATTCAACCACACCTGCCATTGCTTTTAATCCCTTAGAATCACCAAAGAAATTTAAGGATTTGGTATTTACCCATTGTAATTTTTCGTTTGCTATTTTAACCTTTTCAGCCTTTCTTTTAGCAGAACGAATAGCTATCAATCGCTTTGAGATTAACTCATTACTCTCACCACCACTTTCATATGGTTTGGTATCATTAGCGTTAATTCTACCTGGTCTATTTTTTGATTTATTGTTTTGTTGTGCTAATTCACCACCAGCTTCTAACTCTTTAATATGATTATAAGCATCTTCTTCACTTGCCATAGGATTATCTAAAAAGTATTCAGAAACTTTACTACTCATAATCTCATTGTACATAGAACCAGCATTACCAGGAGCTGCTCCTTTTTTATACCCACCTTTGATAAAATTATTTTGAGTTTTTAGATTATCTTTAGATATCTTATCTATTTTTTGGGTATTATCTGTTGTAGACGTATCCGTTTTTAAATCTGGAGCATCATACCCACTATCTTTTGAAAATATATTTGCGGTTGGTTCGCCATCACCACCATCATCTGAACGAATCGGAAGATATTTACCTGTTTCAGATTTTTTAAACTTTTCACCACTAAACCCATCTGGATTAGATTGCCAGTTTGAATAATCACCAGCTCTTACATACATCGGTGGTTGTCCACCAATACCTTTGTATTTAGAATCCTCATCTGAATTTTCTTCTACTTCAAAAAGATTTTGAAATAATTCACTTTTGATTTCACTCAACTCCATCTCATCCAATACCTCAGATAAGATATCAATATGAGCAGGATTATCAAAGTTTATGATACCTTCATTGGTTCTATACGAAACCTCCGTTATTAAATCGCTTATAAATTGTTCAAAGTTTGCCATAAGTAAATTATTCCTATATCCTATAAATATTAAAGTTTTCCATAATCCGTTCCCCAATCAGCGCTTATAGGAAATCCAAAGGATTCTATAATTTCTTTTAATTTTTTAGCATGTTCTTTAGGGGTATCTAACGGAAATGAAAATAAGAATGAATCATAAGTGTATAAAGTCAACTCGATTTCGGTTTGTTTCAAAAACTCCATCACTTTCTTCATTACCCCCATATTCAACTCAGTTTCAGTCGCTTGTAGTAAATAGTTAAATACCTTTTGAGGGTTCGCTCCTTCTATACTACTCAGAGGGATTCTCCTATGTTGTGTTTGAAGATATCCCACTTCAGTACTCTTACTCCATAATTTATCAATAAACTCTCTAACACCCTTATAATAAGGTATTTCATCGAACTCCTCAGGTATACCCCCATATAGTAGTTGAAAGGTAATTCCCTTTGATTCATCGTATGGAACTCCGTATTGGTCCGCTAACCATTGGTGTACGGATGTTTTCGGTAATTCATAATCAATCAACTTCCCAATAATTCGAGGGTGATATGCATCGTAATCCATTTGTAGGAAGATACTATTCTCCTTTGGTACAAACACTTCTCTCGTTCCATCTTTTTTGTTCAAAGCCGAAAAGTTAATTCCACCAAATCGGTTGGATGGGCGGGAGGTAATGGTGTATGGATTGTATTCGGTGTATAGGATGTTATCGGATAGGTGTTTTGTGGCTTGAGGCCATCTATCAAGAAATTTTTCCTCTTCGACCCGAACCCCAAAACGTTCTATATCTGAGAGAAGGGGAATCATCGTATTATCAATCCAAGAAGGAGATGGAGTAGGTAATGAGAATGAATCAACAAAAGATGTAAGATATTCACTCCACTTCATTAAAGGTGCAATCTTTCCTAAATTCTCTCTAATACCCAAACGAGTATAATGTGTGATGAAAGGTTGTTCTTCGGGCTTATAACCCAACATACGATTCTCATTAAAGAAGGTGTAGTTGGATATATCAAATAAATTTTGTATCTTTGTACCCATTTGTAATAAACCTTTCTTATTCCATACCCACTTTGGTTGTGTGGAGGTTGAGAGGTCTAAATGTTGGGATTTCCCATCAATATGGTTATATATGAGTATAAAGTTAGTATTTCCTATCACAACAAATAAGAACGAAAGTTCGTTATTCATTGGATGCTTCTCCAAATCACTCCAAACAGGAATGATGGTGGATGGCTCAGATTCCCATCTTTTTAGGAATTCTTCTTTCTCTTTTGTGGACTCTACTACAATCATCCTACAAATATAAGAAAAAGATTTGGATTATCCAAATTATTTTTGATGAAATTGTAAAAGGTTTGGTAGATAAAGTGAAAGTTTAGGAATATCAACAGATGCGATTCGAATTGATGCCGAATTTGATTTCTTAACATCCATAGGTTCTCCTTTGATTCGCCAATCCATTACAGCTATACTATAAAATGGAGTATCTTCGATTTTAATAAATGAATTTTTACTAATTTCATATATAGGTGATGATATATCGTTTGATTTTTGGACAAAATATCTTACAATATATCCAGTAGTGTAATCCAATTTAGTAGGAGATGGGATAACTACTCTTAACGTTGGTAGTTTGAATCGGTTACCATTTTCATTTATATCGTTATATCTATCAATACTCATTGTTATGTGTTTTTTCGTCTAAATCCACCAGTTATTTCAGTTTTCCAAACCATACCATCGATTGTATGTTTTACTGAAAGTACTTGGAAAAATCCGTCTTTATATTTTTCAGGTATACCATCTACCACAAACTTATCACCTCTCGTAATACCACTTATCCCATGTATTGAAAATGAAAAATTAATTGGCATTAATGGTGATACATCACTTGGATTAGCAGCCTTATCACCTCTCTTTAATGATGAAAATATAGTAGAATCTCTAAATGCACCCAAATAAGTCAAATCATATAAATCACCACTTACAGTACTTGCACTACTAACTTCTACTCTCGGATAGAAGAATAGTTTACCCAATAATATATTAAGATTATCCTCCTTTAATTGGTCCTCATCTTTTTTGTTATTACCTGTTGTTTCCCCAGGAGGGTTTCGTTTCTTTATTGCTATACCCAATAAATCCTTTTCATCCGCAAATAATCTTTTTGGTAATTCCTTAGCATCCCCATTTAAAGACTGCCCCAACTTTTGACCTATAATCTGATTCATTTTTGCTCCACTAATATCCAAATCAAATGAAGAATCAATAAATATGGAATCAGCTCCAATTAAGCTAAATTTATATGGTTCTTTACCAACTTTATCTGATGAAAAGTTTACTTCATGTATTCTAAGTTCGGTTGATACGATAACCGTACCATCATCAAGTGTTCTACTACATTCGTTTTCGGTAATTTGAAAATCCCACATTCCATTTACAGCAGATGACATACCATTTAAAATTTGATACAATGCATCTTTAATAAAAAAGTTTTTAGTATTTAGTACACTTTTAGCAAATTCAAAGTTTACATACAAATCATCTAACATACCATATCTATATCCGTCTTTGGTAGTAGTTTCTGCAAGTTTTTCAGATTTAGTTAAGTCTTTTTCCTTTGGGAATTCTACTTGCGCAGCATTATCCTTCGTTGATTTGCTAACTCTATTATCTATTGGTTCGGTCTTTGATATTAACGATGAAATTGTAGAGTTTGCTGTTACACCAGACAATTTAATATTTGGAGTATATCGATTAGGTATAAATAACTTATCAGGATCGGTACTATAAATATTTTTAAATGCAGAACATACGGTATCTTCCGAATTTATTGAGAATTTTATAAGTTTACTCGTATCATTGTTAAAATAATAACCATCTATCCCAATTTCCGAAATTATCCTCATTAGTGCGCTAAACTTAATAAATTTCTTATCGGATACAATTTTTGTACCAGTTGGGAATTCTACAGTTTCTCCACCAACTGTTTTTTCTTCTCTATTTATTTCATATCCAAAAAGTGTAGTACCTTCGGTAGTAGAATTTAATCTTTCCGAAACATCTTCATCAAACCCTATGAAGTTTTCTAATTTGGATAGTTCAGTTTCCAAACCTTTAATTCTCTTAGTTCTTCTCGAATCTGGTAACTGATTAAATGCAGTCATCCAACGTTGCTTTGCTAAGTTACCCAAAGGACCGAGATTAGCGGCATTTATAGTAAAAGTACCATACGATTCTGCTGCTATTAACTTTTCATCGGTTTCTCCTGCTCCGGCTTCCCCAGTTTCGGTTGTAAGTAAATAGGATGGAAGTTCCGTATAGCCTGTACATTTTATGTTAAGTATCCATTTATCACCATCCAATGTTATACCACCACCAGTCATAAATCCTAAATAGTTATCATATTCATATCCACCCGTACTTCTAGCTTTATCCGTATTTGCAAATGATTGAAATTTCGATACGTTTTCAGCGGATAGATTTTGTAAACCTTCAACACCACCTTTGGTGTTCCATCCCCATTCGATAAACATAGAATAGCCAGGTTCCATAAAGTATTTAGAAAGAGTTTCCATTTGTTCTTTAGAGTGGGCAGTTATACTAAAGGATGCCTTTCTAGAAAGATTACCAGCACCTTCATCAATTTCCAAAGATGAAATTATTGGAGAAGGTTTATAACCCTGTCCCTCACCACTATTTATTGCCTTATCACTCCAATCAGTACCAATAGTACCGGCTAATTTAGAATTACCATAAATACCAGTACCAGCACTACTAGCCGCTTTAACACCAGTAGCAGCTTTACCAGCCGCTTTAAATAATCCAAAGTTTGGATTGGATACCAATACCATTCCATTTGGACCTGTACCAGATGATATTCTAATCCAAGCGTTTAACTTAGATACAGAATATGGGCCACCTTTTCTTCGATTGGTTAACTTCGTTCTTATACCATCTTTGAAATTTGAAAAATTTGGAAATGCTGACATAACTTTTTTTAACTTCTAAATTGATTATTTATTTCTATATAGTTTTGTGGGATTCTTAATATTGTTCCATCTTTCAAACCAAATGGAGCATTGTGAATGTTATTTGCAGATGCTATTATCCACCATAGTGATGCATCTTGATAATATTGATATGCTAATGTATCCAATCTATCACCAGTTTCCGATGCTACATAGATATCATCATCTCTCAATGGAATGTTAGGGTATATCTTAGAACGATATACTCTTCTACCATCGTTAGTTGTTTTTATTTCGTTATTTTCGTATCTACTTGCCATTATCTATTATGTTGTTGGTTGAAATGAATAGAATTTTTTACCAGCCGTATTTCCTCTACTTTCCAAAAATTTCAATCCTACAGCCACATCTATAATCATAGGTAATCTATAATTTTTCTCATCAATCTCCCATGGTGTACTATCATCAAATGTATACGATAGCGACTCTATAAATGAATATTTGTTTTTATACAAATCACCTAAAGTAAATTGAATAAATGGTGGTGCAACAGATGAGTTACTAAAGTAGGATTGTGGATAAACTAAGCCGGTTAAGAAGTTTAATTTATCCCAAGCTATTTTATGTTCATCTACATTTAAAGAAAATATCTTAAAGTTAAAACTAACACTACGTTCGATACCACTATATGTGTAGTAATTAAATGGTGAACCAACAAACTTACCACTATCCCAAGATGGTGAAAGTGTTTCACTCAATCCATTAATAGTTGCTCTAAATTGAGTAGTTTTACCAGTTGGTATAGATTTAAACTTCAATGGTGCGAAATCCAACTTATCATCTTCTTCACCAACCTTTAGTTGGTTTACTCCATCGGATTTAGTATCAATTTTTTGTTTACTAATTATAGTTTTACCGATTCTATCAGGTTTTGCTGATATTCTACTTCGTTCGATAGTTAGTTCTATCTTATCGGGGAATTTATCAACTCCATTCTCACCAAAGATAGGTGAATTTTCCTCACCTTCATCAATTGCCTCACTTATTGTTTTAAAACCAACTTTTTCAGTACCCCTTAATGTACCATCAGTATTAACAGTATCATTAATATCGTTTCTTTTAATAGTATTGTATAAATCACTATATAATGGTAAATCATACTCACCAGCAGGCAAGTTCATAATAGCAGGTACTTTCAATCTACGTTTTACAACTTCAGGTGTTTTTGATGCTAACCCACCCTCTTCAGTTGAATCTATAAAGTTTAATTTACCTGGCTCATCATCATCTCTGAACGTTAAATTGAATGTTTTTGAATACATCAAACCACCCACATCCGTTATACCAGTATTAGGGTCAGTTTTAATCGTTGCATCTATCAAATTATCAAAACTACCATAATTTACAGTAATATTTGAACCATCTTTGTTTGAACCAGCTGTATTGAATCCTGTTTTAGAACGGTCTCCAAATAATTTACCTCTAATCTTATCTTTTGCTAAGTTAATTGCTCCACCAATTGCTTGCTTTCCAATGGTTTTAAGGTTTCCACCACCACCATCTTTTAGAAATTTACCCAATAAAGAACCTTCACCTGATTTACGGATATCCGCTAAATCAATCATTCTATTTTGAGTTTCACCTTTTTTAGAAATTCTATCATCACCAACTACTTTGGTTGGGATTATATTTGATGGGATTCCTAGCTTATCATTTACGAAATCTCTAGCACTAGCTATTGCTCCACCAATTAATCCACCATCACCCTCAGTACCATTGGCACCAGCTTTCATTACATCCAACAATGGTGTTGTTCTTAATGTAAGTCTTGGTAAATCCGAACCATAAATTACTGGTAATGATAATCCTCTGATTATTCGAGTACCTACTACCTCTTGTTCCAAAAGAGTTTCACTTCCTCTTACACCTAATGTTTTTCTTAATAACCTAGCACCAGCAAAACCAGTATTGTTTACCAAAGGGTCAGACGTTGAAATACGGATATCCTTTGAATTCTGAATATCATAAGCTTCTTTAGCGGTTTTACCACCTTGTGAAGGTAATTGTTTACTTTTAAATAAATCTATTAATTTTGGCATATCTTATATTGCGTATGAATTACTACCTACCTTACCTACCACTTTTGAGATTGCAGCAGTAACTTTCTGCCCATCCATATAAACTCCAACTTTACCACCATTAAGGTCAGCTCGTAATCCTTTAATTTCTTCTATCAATGAGGATTCACCCCCACCTCCACCTTCATCACCACCAATTCCCAATAAAGAACCAACTCCCATTGCGATTGTTCCAACAGCAGCAACTGCCATCAAACCAGGTAGAGCAGTAATACCAGCTAAACCAACTAATGTTAATGAACCAGCCAATCCAATTAGTGCTAATGATAATGCGGCAATAGGTGCTATATATTGGAACATACCACCTAACACATCTTTAACTTGGGCGATAAGTGATACTACACTTCCCATAGAACCACCAATTGCTTGAAATCCGGCTGCAGCAACTAATAAACCAGCACCTAATACCACCATCGATGCACCCAATCCAGCCAATGCAAGTAAACCAGCTCCAAATACAACTGCCCCAACTCCACTACTCATCAATAATCCTAATCCGAAAATTGCGGCTGAGAAAACTACTAATCCAGCTGCAGCTGCCATTACTGAACCTATATCTAATCCAGCAATTAAATTCATTGAGAATGCAAATGGAATAAGTGCTGCTCCTAAAATAGCCACAGCAACTGCACCCTTAATCATTTCACCTTTAGCCTTTCCTAAGATATATGCTATTCCAGCTAAACCAGCTAAACCAACTAACCCCATCGTAACAGCAGGCCAAGTTACACTACCAAACTCTTGGAATGCTTTAGCGGCAACGAATAGTGCTGCTGATAAAATAAGGATTGCTGCAGCACCTTTTAGTAAGCTACTTGCTTTAGGTCCTTTACTACCTGCGGTTTTATTTAATTTATCATTAACTGAAGTTTGTGGTACTTTTGATTTTGCACCATCTAAGACTTTAGTTCCACCTTTAGTTCGTATCATCTTACCTTGCGGTGAATCTTTATGGAATAGCTTACCAGATTTGGACTTAACCATATCACCACCACCCATACCTAAAAGTGATTTGAATTTTTGACCTACACCACCAACGATACCTTTCATAGTATCACCGATACCTCCCAAATTAAATCCCATTTGACCAGCTGCAATTGCAGCTGAACCAAGTGTATTAAGTAAACTCAAACCTTGCTCACCAACACCCATTAGGGTTTCCTTCATAGCTTGATACTGAGATACTTGAATTGAACCATCCTTATTCAACTTATCAGCATTGGTAGCCATCTTTTGGAATTCCTCAACCGATACACCTAATAATGCTGCGGTTTGTTTCTTTTGGAAGTAATCCATTTTATTGAATTCTTCTATACCACCTAATGATGATAGTGTTTCTCTAACCGCTCCACCAATATCACCTTCGTATGCTAATGCTCTAGCCCTATCTAAGTTGATGTTTCTACCTAACATTGCTCCCAATTCCAACTCAGCGTTGATTGAAGATTCAAAATCTAATAGGTTATCGGTTACTGCACTAATTTGAGACATGGATACACCCAACTTACCAGCAGCAATTGCTGCTTCAGCTATGTTTGTACCACCATCTTTACCAAATAATGCAAATGCTTCAGCTGAACCAGCTACATCAGACATAATATCGGCTGGAACTAATCCATTCTGCATTGCTAACTCTTTGGTAGATACCATTAAGTTTTCTGCGGTTTCTGCCGAACCATCATTCAACCTAGCAAATGAACCAGTTAGTTTAGCACTTTCACCAGCACTAATACCTAAGTTCTTAGCTAATATGTTTGTTCTGAATTGTGTTTGTAAAGATACATCGTTTAATCCACCAAATTCTTTCGAAAGGGATTTTGTAGTTTCAACCGCATTTGGGAAAATTGTTCCAAATAAAGTGGTTGATATGTTTGTATTATCTAATAATTGTCCACCTAATTCTCTTTGAGTTGATAATAATTTACCACCAGCTACCGAAGCTCCAATAAGTGCACCACCTAATACTCCACCAACAGTTGATGTAAGTAAAGATGCGGTTTCTAGTATACCACCAATAGTATCCTTTATACCCTCATAAACATTTTTTTGCTTTTGAAGAAACTCTTTTTGTTTATTGGTTAATTGTGAATGTGAGTTTGCTAATTCGTTTTGTTGGGTTAAATTACTTACAATATCTTGATGCTCATCAGATATACCATCCAATATGGATTTTTGCATATCATATTCGGCACGTAATGCAGCTTGTTGTAGTACATCCTCTCTACCCAACTGAGCCAACTCTTGATTTATTTGAGCCGTTCTCTTTATTGCTTCCTCTTGTTGACCCGTTAATCCATGAGCCTTTACTTGAGATAATAATCGTTTTCTATCTAATTTTACTAAATCATCATACATAGAACCCATAGATGATATGGAGGTTTCCTCCGAAGCTAACCCCTTTATTCTTTCTAAGTTTAGTTTTTTTAACTCTCTACCTAATTCTACAACTTTCTTTTTTTGGTCATCAACAAGTTGATTTTGCTTCTCTTGAGATAGGGCATTATCTTTCCTAAGCTCACGAATGCGAACTTCTGCTTTCTCAATATCCTTTAGGACATCTAACCTATCCCTTATATCATCAGCCATAGAGAGTTATTACATTTTAGAGATTCTATCTAAGATAGCATCTAATTCTTCTTTATCTTTTTGAAGTTTCGCCATCACATCTGTCAGCTCTTTAGGTGCTCCAGCTTTTCTAGCCTTATCTAACATTCTGTTTGATGCGTTTTTAGATAACCCATCAAAGAATGCATCAGAGAATTTTTTGGCTGCTGAAAACAAACCTTCGTTTACTTTATCTTTTGACATGAGTATTTTTTTATAGTTTTATACATCTATAAATATAAGATACAAAAAAAGTGAGGATTATCTATTAACCCTCACTTTTGATTTTCGTTCTATTTTTTTATGTTCTTCAGCTTCCTTCTTCTTTAAGTCAACCAACTTTTTGAAGTAGAATTTCCTCCATTGTATAGGCATGAAGTAAACATCTCTCCAAGTAAACCCATTACCGAAGTTAACCAACTCCCAAATTTGATTATGAAGTTGGATACTATAATCATTCGGAAGGGTAAAAAAAGTTTATCCCAAATGGGATATCTAAGGTCTCCTCCTCCCCTGTCAACTCTGAAGTAAAGTTGAACTTTAAATCCATATCAGGGCTGATTTCTTTTACGAACTTTCTAAATGCTTTAGTATCTAATGCTAAGAATCCATTTTGAACCCATTTAGTAATGTATCCTCTATCTTGGTTACCATCTACTGATTGAATCATATATTTCAAACGAGTAGTTACATCAAATGAAGTATCACCTTTACCTTTGTACAATCTAGCTAATGCTTGATTTTCTTTGGTAATTTCACTTTCATCACCATGTGTAAGTAGTTTGAATTCTAATTCAGCTCCACTCTTTGGTAATTTAAATTTGTAAAGATTATCACCATTTAAAATTTCTTCATTGAAATCTTTTGTTCGTACCTGTGATAAATCAATAGTTACATTTTGATTTTCTAATGTGAATGGGTCAGTTACCTCTACTTGGTAATCTGCACCATAACCCATTACTCTAGTTGCAAGTAGAATAGCGTTCTTATCACCAATAAAGATATCATTGATATCCACATTTGGTTCTACAACTACTGATTCGAATAGTTTATCTAAAACTACACCCTTTTTGATTAGAGATTGAGAAGAAAGGATATCTTCTTCCCTTGCAGTCATATATTTGATTTCGATATTCCCCTTTCTTAGTGGGTGTCCTTCTGGATATACTAATCCCTTTGAAGGTAAATCGATAATTTCCGTTGGAAATTCAAATTTTGTATCGCTCATATTAAACCTTTATTTGTTTATATATAAATATATAACTTTTCAAAAAAGATAAAAAAAAAAGGTTCTCACTAAGAGAACCTTTTCTATTATTAAAATATTTATTGTATTTTAGAATTCCAAAATAGCGTAATCATACGATAACGTTAATTCGATATCAGCGGCATCATTAGAAGAGAAATCTAAATCATTGAAGTTAGCTGCCTGAATAAATGCTCCTTTTAGTTTCCATTGTTCAATCTTATCACCAACAGGACCTAACATATAAAAATCAATATCCTTTTTGTAGAAATCAGCGTAACCTTTTCTACCAGTTAATGATTCATATCCTAAACGTACCCATTCCATAACTTGCTGTGCGCCTGATGGTACAATTGGGTCATATAATGTGATTGTTATATCTTGCCACTCACCCTTACCTTGTAATTTACGATAAGTGTTAATGTGGTCCAACTTCACAGTTTCGAATGTGATAGATGGTCTCGCCGCTGTTTTTATTAAGTATGATTGAATACCATCAATCTCCATAATAAATCGGTTCTTCATCTTCGGTTCGAAGTTGGTGAAGAACATTTCGTTAAATTCTAATACTTCTGCCATTTTATTTTTTCTCTTTTATACTAATAAATATTAGTTATTCACTTTTTTGTTTATGCCGAGAACGATGCTCCAGTTGGTAAGATGTTGAAATCAATTACAATGAATTCAGCTGTCTTAGCCGGTTGTAAGAAAATCTGTCCAGCAAGTATGTTTCTATCAACCACATCAGGTGTGTTGTTAGATTCATCCATAACTACTTTAAATGCGTACAATCCTTGTCTTTGTTGGATACCCTCTAAATAAGGTTGTACAGTGTTGATAAATCTACCTCGTGTCTGAGCGGTATTTTGTTCGAACACTAAGAATCTAGAAGTAGATGCTACAAACTTCTTAACAGTAATCAACAATCTTCTCACATTGATTCTATCCAATGCTGATGCTTTATCTTGCAACGTTTTCTGTCCGAATGCCACAATACCTTGTCCAGGGAAAGTTGCTATTGGATTTACTTTGTTTTCGTATAAAGTATCTCTTTCAGAATGTGTTAATCTATTAAGAACTGAAACTGCTCCTACAATACCACCTCTATTCAAACCAGCAGGTGCGAACCATTCAGCTGCAATAGCGTCATTTGCTGCAAATACAGCTGGCATCAATACTGATGGTGGAACTGAGATTAGTTTGTTAGTATTCGTATCTACTGTCTTAACCCAAGGGTAGTAAGAACCTATGTAGTTTGAATCGATTGCGTTAGCTTGAGTAGTTGCCTGAGCGATTGTATCATTTACTGTTGTTAAATCAGCGATGTAAAATGCATCTGAACGGGCTTCTACCATATCCAATACATCAGTTACAACTGAAGTATGTAATCTTCTTACAATACCCGGAGTTACAACCATATTGATATCATACTCATCAGCGTTAGAAATTGCGTTCACAGCTTTAGCGTATGCAACAGAACCACTAGCGGTTGAATCAGTTAAATCAAATCCTTGTGAGTTACCAGCAGAAATTGAACTTCCTAATGCAATCTCTCTAGCAGGACTCATACCATCAAATCCACCTTGGAATGCTAATGTGAATTGTCTCTTAATCATATCAACACTATCCGAACCAGTCATTTCCATTGTTAAACCAACTCCACTTACATTTCCATCAAATCCGAAATCTACGTTTGAACCTACTCCTACACCTTCAGGTAGTGGTTTCAAATAGTTAGCGTTATCAGTTTTTACACCAGTAGTTTCGAAATCGAAACCAGCGTATTGATATGGATTACCAGTTGAGTTAGAAATTGAAGATGTTTGGAATACAACAGATGGAACGATTGTTTCATCAGTTGCTAATATTGGGTTAGTGTAAGCTCCATGTCCGAATGGTGCAGCTGATACAGGGTAAGAACCTTGTGCAGCAACCTCTACTCTAATGTAGCTTGAGTTGTTTAACCAATCCCCATTTTCAGTAATCTTACCATTAGAATCGATAGTCATATATCTATCACCAATTACTCTTGCGATATAGTTAGGTGATGATGGGTCTAAGTTTACGTTGTTGAATGATTCCAATACAACTTTTCTCTTATCAGTATCAGCGAATCCTCTAATAGTTACTGAGAACGTTGAGTAATCAGTTGAACCATCTTCACCAGCTGCCTTCACACCAGATATAGAAACTTTGAAACGAGTATTCTCATTATTACCATGACCTAAAGTATGGAATTTGAATAAGTCGTATCTTTCACCAGAGATAAGTTGTGATTTTACAAACGGAGTAGATGCTTCACTTGCATCATATGTAAAGTTTTGTGTTGGTAAAGCCTCAGCCAATACAGCGTTTCCACCAGATACTTGAAGATTCATATCACTTACTGTGTTACCAAAGTAAGAATATACATACCCATCTTTTAAACCTAATGGTGATTTACCAAATACATCAGTTACATCATTGTTAACATTTGATAATAATGAAGATGAAACCTCACCAATACCAGAACCACTTACTACAAATGAACCAGATGTAGTTAAAGATGAATTTACACTAAATCCATCAAATCCAACTTCTTCATCACCATTATTAGTTGAATGAATAGTTGAAATCAACTTTACAGTACCATCTGAACCACTAGCAACTAAACCAATAGGTGCTACTTGGTTATATCCACCAATACCAGCCGTTCTAACAACTGTTACACTTCCTGCTTCTCTTAAATAGTTTTGTACTGCATATTCCGTATAGTAAGTACCATCCGGTGTACCAAATTTATCTTCAAACTCAGATTGAGTTCTAATGATTGTTGGAACGAACGCTGGTCCTTGTTTGAAAGGTCCTATAAACGCTGCTCCTATTTCTCCTACACCTTGCGATAAAAACGAAAGGTCATTTTCTCTCGTAAATACTCCAGGTGATACAATTCTTTCTGCCATGTTATCTCCGTATTATTAAATAATCTATTAGTTACCTTATATAAATATAACTAAAAAGTTGAAACCCTATTTTATTCTGCTGAACCTGTATCAGGTGTTGGTGTTACTGAACCAGTTGACCAAGGTAGTAAATCTTCGTTTACTTCATCAACTGCATCATCAACTTCATCAATTTTCTTTTGAATTTGTTCTTCGATATGGTCCCAATATCCTCTAGGTCCAGTTACCGATGAAGATACCCAACCAATTACTAAGTCTTGAGTCAAATCACCATATTGAACGAATTCATCAGTAGATGATGGGTCAAAATCCAATGGAGTTGCTCCAACAAATCTACCCTCTGTCCCAGTAGATGATTCAGTACCGATTAATTCCCATCTTGCATGAAGAACTACGTTATCGTTATCACCAACTGTCTTTTTAGTCATTTGTGTTATTTTCCAACTATATGAAACTGCCATAATTTTATATTTTCTTTGTTTATAAATATAGACAAAAATCCCCAAAGAGAGGTTTTGTATATATAAGTATTAACTATTTTACGAAAACTTATTAACTTATTACACTACTACTAACTAATGCCCAAATATCCTGCACCAATTGAGATTCTGATACGATATGGTGTTCGTTCTTCAAAGTATAAACAGTTTCAGTATGGTCACGTGTTATCTCAACACTATCTTCCAAAAAAGATACTCTTCGTACTACTTCTATTTTAGGTATTTGGACATTAATATCCAATTTATTCAAAACTTCTTCTTTTGTAATTGCCATATTACTTTTTATTTAATAATTGTTTCATCATTTCTTTCATCTCTGAAAGTTCTGATTTTAAATATTCAATTTCTTCTTTTTGAGTTTCAACAATCTCTTTTTGTTCGTTGATTGCGTTTACCAATAACGGAACAACTCTATCGTACTGAATGGTTTTATAATCATAACCCAATCTCTCAGCCTTTGGAGCAGGGTGTACGATTTCAGGTAAAATTGATTCAACATCTTGAGCAGAAAGACCAATTTGTACTTCGTTTCCTTCGTACCCAATCATATTGGCTTCTTTGTTGTTTCTGTAATAGAAACCATTCAATTTACCAACCTTATCTAAAGCGTTCTCAATATCACCAACTTTATCCTTCAATCTCATATCAGAATAGTAAGCGATAACATCACCTTCAGCATAAACCCAATTGTTTACTCTAATACCACCCGAGTCAGCTCTCATTTTCCATCCACCATTGTAGTAGAGGTAAGTGTAAGAATTGTTTACACCCTGTATAAAGGTTTCATTGGCCTGAGTCTTTAATTCCATTGAGTTTGAGTCATCATCAAACCGTAGACGTGAACAAATTGTACCATTCGAATCTCTAAATAAAAGTTCTCCATTATCTGAACTATTTGAACCTATACTTAGTGAATCTGCATCATCATCCGAAAAGTACCAACCATTATTCCAAGTAACACGGTTGATAGTCATTGTGTTTAATCTGGAATCACTAGCAGGGTTTACATAGTAATCAGTATTATTACTATCATAGAAAATAGGTGCTCTTAATGAATTTGCTGCAGTTAAATAGTTGTTTACATAAATGTATCCAGAAGAATACATTTCCATATTTGTTCTACGAGTACCACCAGTATCAGTATTATAGAAATAAGTGTGTCCAGTGGTTGAGAACCTCATATAGGCCTGTCCAAATCTAGTGTTAGGTCTACCAAAGTAGTATGCACCACCACCACCATTTAGTGCGTTATCAACATTATATCCAAATCCGGCCCAATCCCAAGTGTTACCTGGTTCAGATGCCCACATTTGTAAAACAACTTCACCAGTTCCAGCACCATTGTTACCAGATTCAAGAGATACTCTCATTGCTGAGTTTCCATGGTCTCCTCTTACATGCAATCTCTTAGCAGGTAACCCATATCCAACTCCCAATTGCCATAATCTAGAATCACCATTACCATCAATTCTATATGCGGTATCGTTCGAATCATAGAATATTGGTGCTCTTAACGAATCTCCAGCTTGTAGGTTGTAGTTAACATACACATTATTTCCTCCCAATGGGTCAGTTGCGTTGTTCACAGACATCACCTGAGTTGCCATAGTATAATCATTGTAGAAACGCATACCATTATAGTTTGCGTTTGCTCCAAACTTAATACCTGTATGGAATGCGATTCTTAAATCAGGATATCTATAAGACCAACCACCCGATTCTCTAAAGATTGCATATGCTGAACTTCTATCAGATGAGAAGTACATACCATATGTTGTATTTGATGATACACCAACTCTATTTCTTAAATCGTTTGACCGATGTGAATTAAATACAGAAGTACCATTCGGGTCAATGTAATATCCAGTATCATTTGAATCATAGAATTGTGGTGCACGGAATGAATTTTCCGTATAAACCTGCCTATCATTGGAAATCCACATAATAGAAACATTGTTACCACTACTCCAACCCCTACCGATACCATAATGTGGATTCGTATTGTTTGGTGAATATCCAAAGTGTAAAGAAGTTGCGTTTGTTGCAGCCGTACCAATTACCCAATGTTTAAAGTTACCCGAAGATGCATTTGAAGAAGTTGCGTTTGTTGCAGCCGTACCAATTACCCAATGTTTAAAGTTACCCGAAGATGCATTTGCACCATCATAACCAACGAATCTTAAAGTAGGTCCGTGAGTACCATTATTTATCTCAGAGGACATTAAGTTCAACTGAGGATATTGCCCTTTAATGGTTAAATCAGGTCTACGAGTTTCTTCTACTACACCATTATATAAATTCGATTCATCACCGATGTGAATACGATATGGAACTCT